ATATCTTTACAGTACCAGCTAGTCCTTCAGAAGCTAATGTAGCAGAACCGTAAGGTAACACGTTTAATACACCTGTTGCAGTCTGTGATCCTGTTACTAAACATTTTGCCTCTCCACCAAAGTCATCCATCACTACGATAGTTTGTTGTGGAGATATAACGTTGATAATGTTTGCAGCAACTGGAATAGTAATAGTACCTGCAGCACTGTCGAATGTACAGTTGTCATAGGCTACATGTAGTCTATTTTGCTCAGACCATATTACTTGATCAGATGTCATTGGTAGTTCAGCCCCAACCATACGTAAGAATCCAGATAACGTACGATTTCCGTAACGCTCTACCTCTGCTTCGTAAAGTTCAGGTAGGTATTGCTGTGCGAAGTTTCCGCCAGCAGCACCGTCAAATGTTAGATAGTTATTCGCAAGCGGCTGTTGCAGCTGCGATGGTACTATCGAACCAAATTGTGGTGTTAAAGCCATAATTTTAAAAGTTTAATTAGTTAAATTTTCGTTTTTTTATTTTTAATTTAGACGAATCTAATCCACTTATTGATTTTACTTTTAACCCATTTATAAAGACGTTTCCATCGGCAACCTGCCTAGGCTTGTCGTTACTTAAGTTTTTAGATGAGTCAACAATATTTTTAATACCATCAGCTCTTCCTTGCTCATAAAAATGATTAGCGATTTTATCCGAGTTCATAGCAGCATACATAGCTTTGTGATAACCAGAAGGATCTGTCACGGCTCCATTTTTGTCTACAAATTTTGAAATAAAACTGTTTACATTAAGCTGTGATTTACCTACTTCAGATGGGTTTTGTAGCTTGTACCTAAACTTTTTTTCTCCTAAATTGAAATCAAAACCTTTGAAATCGTCATTAAAAATTTGTTCAGTTTGCGCTTTAAAATCCTGCTGAAGAGTTTTTGCACTCTCCTCTTGCTGCTTGTACCTATTGAAAAAGTCCGTAGCTCGCTGCTGATCTTGGGTAATACCAGGTCTCAACTTGATTTCCCGATAATATTTATCCTTCATAGCATCTAGCTCTACACGGGCCTTAGCAACTTCTTCCTTGAAAGCCAATTTCTTTTTTCTAATGTCTCTTGGCTCGTCAAGATCCTCATCGTAAGAAAAATTGTCTTCCATAAGAAAATCAATTTCTTCTTTATCAAGATGAGGTTTAGTCTGTTTGTAATACTCGTTGAGTAGTACTTTTTCGTTTACGTTAGAGTAGTCATGGTTGAGTCTTACATAATCCTCTATTGTTCCACCTGTCTGAGACATAAAGTCTACAAGTGATTGTATGTTTTCAGGCAATGCTTTGCCCTGGGTAACTTGATCTTTAACAGCTTGCTCTGCTTCTTCGTAGAGCTTTGTTGTTTTTTCATCTACCTCTTCTTCAGTTATTTCCTGTACAGGGCTTTCTAGTTCTTCTTTGGTGTCCCGTACTTCTTCAGCCACTTCTTTGCTGTCGCCACTGTCTTTGGACTCTTCGATAATAACATCGCTATCATCTGTCTTTTGTGTTTGAACGGCATCTGTTTCTTTTTTTTCTGTTAAATCAACCTTTATAACATCTGGTATAACTTCTCCCTGTGCTTCGGGTTTTGATAAATCAACCTTAACCGGTTCATTGCTTGATGTATCGGAAAATTTCTTTGGTGATTTTCTTTTACCTTTTAAAGAAAACTCACCTTCTTGTTTGACCTCTACGGCCGCTTTTACTTCTGACATAATATAATATTATAAAATTAAAAATTATTTAGGACCAAAGGCTTCTAAGCCGAAGTCACCTAAACTATCGTTAGTAGATTCAAAGTCGATAGGTGTTCCATCGTTTTGTCTCTGCTGTATCATTTGTGATTGCTGTGTTCCTATTATTCTAGCTCTTTTATCTTTTCTGTCTTCAATGTCTGCTTCTTTACCTTTCTCTCCATTGAATCTTTCTTTAGCTAATTGAATATTGTAATTAAACTCCTCAGCCATAAGCTCTCTTTTTATAGCTGCTTCAGCTTGCATGCGCTGTATTTCAAACTGAGACTTAGCTTGCTCTAACTGCATTTTTTGATCAGTTAGTATTTGTTGCTTTTGAGTTTCAGCCATAGCTGTTTGTTCCGCTAGTTGACCGTTTGCTTGAGCTTGAGCCTGCATATTAGCTTGAGCTGCTTTTTGATCTCTCTCTTGTTTTAGTCTACGTTTTTGCTTAAGCATTTGATTTGCTAGTTTCAAATTACGTATTTGCCTAAGATCTATAGCATCTTCTAAATCAATACCACCGGTTTGTAAGGCAACCTGTATGTTTTGTTCAAGTTGTGCTTTTTCCTCTTCGTCAGGTTCTAAGTCTAGGAATATACCAAAGTCATGTAAGTTTAAATTAGATATCTCTGACAATGTCTGAACGTTAAACGTTGATATAGAGTTCTTTAGCGCTTCGGCTGTTAGTGGAAACCTAACTACATCAGCTAGCTTTTTAGATATATTCTCACATAATCTTAATGTCAAGTATAGACTAGCGTCGTTAATATGTTTAGTAGCTATATTTGATTGTTGTGCAGCTATCTTTTGTAGCCCAACCAATGTGTCTCTATCAGGTAAACTACCATCTCTAGCTTCGTTAAGACCTGTTACGTCTCTAATCATTTGAACATAATAGTTATACGTGCTCGTTAATGCGGCTATCTTTCCTTGTCCTGAGGAAGATGATAATTCTTGAACCGGTACTTTACCTGCATTCATTGCCCCGTCTTGAGTTAGCGATCTACCAACAACAGATCCAGTCTGAAAGTACATGTTAAGTGCTTCCGCTGGATTGTAATTGGTACCGTTACCAAGATCGACTTCTGCTAAACCGTCCATATCTAAGAACACACCATCTGGTACCATTCTTGAGATCACCTGCTGTAGCTTTAGATGCGTCAACTGAATCATATCAGCAAAGCCTATCGTCTTGCTAACAATAGATTCTATTCTACCCTTGTAAATTCTAGGTGCGCAAATAGTATAATTCATTTCTACCTTAGTAGTGTCTGCCATTGGTCTAGTCATGTTCTCAGCCATTCTCCAATCTAACATCATGTCGGTTCCTAGAACTTTAACACCTTCAAATAAAACCTCTATACTTCTTGATACCCTATCAAATTTGTCACTTGGTGGAGGGTTAAAGTCATCTGTCTTTACTAGTATTTTTTCTAAACCTTGATCTGTTCGCTTTAGCTTAAATACCTGATCCATATAGGTCTTGTATTCAAAGTATAACACTTGAACAGTATTTTCGTCATAAGCACCCCACCCGTATATGTAGTTTTGGTTGCTATATGATTTTTGTATTTTAGTTAATTCCTCGTCTGATATATGAGGAAATTGCTGTTTGATCTCTGCTATGGTAACTGCTTTAACTTCTCCAACATAGTATACATCTTCAAAGTTTGGATCTTCTGTATATGAATGAATCATATAGGCAGGGTCAACGTAATCTAAAGTTATACCTTCTGATATGTTAAAGTTTGTTTTTGCTGCCGCTATACCTAGTGTTACAAGATCATAGTTTAATCTGCGTTTTAATAGCTCAAACTTATTTTTATCTAAGGTCTGAGTTATAGCTTCTTCTTCTGCTATTTCTATAGCTTGCTTGTAAGATAATTGTAAGTGCAACTCCATCTCTTCCATTGTCTTAGGAAGATCCATTGGAGGTATATTTGTTTTAGATATATCTTGACCTGTAGTTCTTTTTACTTCTTGTATTATATCTTGACCAAACATATCCATAGCCAAACCAGTAGCATAGTCTGTTCTCTTTTTTATAGAAGCTGGGTCATTAGCATAAGCTTTAATGTCATAATCTTTATTAGATATACCATTGGTTAGTATATCTACAAACTTAGATAATATAGGAACTGGCTTCCAGTCTAAGTTTAAATAAGACAAATCACCGTTTATAGATAATTCATCTTTATATTTTTGTGTTGATTGCTCTCCTCTAGCATAAAGCCTACGCGTGTGGTAGTTGTTAAAAGAAGTTAGATATCTATTCCCATTAGTTCTACCTTGTGCAAACCACTCTGACTGTATAGCGTCAGCAACCTGCGAACCATACTTAAGGCTTAATTTTTCCTTCAAAGGTACTACCTGATTGGGAAACGCACTATTAGCATTATAATTTATATTCATTTACTTTATAATTTTAGAAGCAATACCGGTGTTATCATATTTTTTTATACCTAAATTATAAGATATAATTTCTCTTTTTGGTATGGGTCTATATCTATTTTTATTGCAAGCCATCAACGCTAGTCCAGAGCTGATAGATGCATCGTGTTTTGTCCTGTTGTTTATGTTGAATCTACTCCAGTCGTTTAATGTTCTTTGAAAATACATATCACCATAACCCTTGTCTTGTAGACCTATGAAGTTTTCTATATACGTCTCTATAGCAGCGGCATGTGCTTGCTTTATGTCTTCACTTGAGTTTGGTATACCACCAATATCTCTTTCTGTTACCGACAACTTGTTGTAGATTTTATCTGGTCTGTTCATAGAAAAACCTCTATACCCTCTACGTTTAAAGTGGTATAGCAATCTAGGCTTATTGTTTTCGCATAGTATAGGCATTCCATAAAATACACAAGCCATTAAAACATCTTCAAAAAATATCTCAGCTGTCTGAGGTCTTGCTATGTATTCTAAGAAAAAATGATTAGGCGGAACATCAAGCATACTAAAAGTAGTTAAACCATGAAGAGCTCCATTAGATCCTCTACTATCAACAGTGCCTGATATATCATAGCTATCACAACCAAATGCACCTAAGCCATCATTACCTGGATACTTAATACCGTTCTTTACTATTACACGATTTTGAAGGTTTTCAGGCGGAACCCAAGTAACTAAAAATCTACCACTATTATTTGGAACAAATATAACGCTAGTATCTTTAATACCATCTCTCCATTGAAAGCTACCTTTAGTAACTAGAGAGCTGTGCTTTAAGTCGCCATTGAAATCTATTTGCTCGTATATTTTTGTTAAATTAAATAAAGACTGCTTTGCTTCGTCTCTAAACGCATGGTCTTCTGTCCTTGGAAATTGTCTGTAAAATTCATTTAAAGCGTCTTGATCTCCTTTTAAACCATCAACTTCGTTTTGCCAGTATTCTATAACGCCAAAGTCTATAACATCTCCTTGTGGTCCTAAAACTTCTTCTTCTGGTGTATCGAATACAGGTGTGCCATAAGAATCAATGTATCCCTCGTAGTTCCATTCCATAGGTATGAACAAAGAATAGAGTCCTGAGCGAGTCTGTCCGTTGCGGTTTCTTTTTTTAACGTCTGAATCATAGTAAAGTTTTTTAAAGTTTTCACCACCTTTATCTAAAGCATTTGAGGTTGACCCCATCATGCACTTGCCTATAACTCTACTACCTAATCTTAGTGTTGTTTTCGTAACCCTCCAGTTGTTGAGGATGTTGTTTGGCCTTTCCCATTTACCCGATTCGTCGTGGACGAGGAGTTTGAGTTTCTCACCATCGTACGAGTTGTCGCCTGTATTCTTCCAGTCGATTGTGGTATCAAGACCTGTGATCTCTTTGACCGTTTGGTTTGAGTCAAGTTTCTTACGTGTAAACTTTGAGGCGGGGACTCTGTATGCGAGCTCGGTTTTTGGCCTGTCCATTCCGTCCTGTATTGGTTTGAAGAAGAATGGGTAATTAACCGATATTGGGACAACCTTATCTGTGAACATCGATTTAGCATCGGGACCCGATTTGGACAATATTCCGTACCGTGAATCCGAGGATATAGTTGCAAGATTGACGGTCTCAGCCGAGGACATAAAGGAAAACCCTGATCTACGGTTTTTAAGATAACACATTCCATAAGACCTACTGTCGGCCTTACATGCTTCCCAGAATATAAAGAACAATCTATTTGCTTCTCGAAAGTCTGGCTTCCCAACATCAATTTTGGACCACTGCAGGTACATAAAGTGAGTACCAGTAACGTAAGTATCCAGATCCTTGTTATTGAACCAAAAACCTTGTTCTCGTCTAGTAAACTCTTTATCGATGTACATACCATTTTTCTTTGAAATCTATGGGATAGTTTTCCCAATCAAATATTGTTTTTATTTTCTTTAGCTCATTCGGTAGTTCTGTTCTTTCCCAAGATCCTGATTTAAACCTAACAACATCTTTAGGTTTAGGTAGCGCAATCTTTAGGTTTTGTATATCATATATCTCCCCTATCTCACCTGTCTTACTTATAACAACAACGTCGTGTTCCTTGTTATAACCGTACTCCCACTTCTTATACTTGTTATTCTTTTTTATTATATGAGGCTTGATGTGATCTTCTACTATTTTAAATAAACTTTGAGTGTACATTATCTAGACCTTCCTTCTGCAAAGCCCTTGAAAGT